TTATTGATTCGACAATGTAGCCAACGGATTAAAGCGCAGGGCGGTTTCAAGATGATCCGGGGCTAGGTGAGCATAACGCATTGTCATTTTTATGTCGTGGTGTCCAAGTATTTTTTGCAGAGCAAGAATGTTCCCGCCAGACATCATGAAGTGTGCCGCAAACGTGTGGCGCAAAACGTGTGTAAGCTGCCCGCGTGGAAGCACTATAGAGGTTTTCTCCATCACAGATAAAAACTGGAAGTAGCAGTCGGTAAAGAACTTGAAACCGTCCAGGGCTATTATTTCCTCATAGAGTTCTTTGCTGATTGGAATGCTGCGGTTCTTTTTGCCTTTAGTCCTGACAAACGTGATTCGGTACTTTGTGACTTGTGATCGCGTGAGGTTTACAGCTTCGCGCCAGCGTGCCCCGGTACTCAGACAGATTTTGACAACCAGAGCGAGCAGGGGGCTTTGGCGGTTGCAATCGTACAAAAGCTCAGTGATTTGTTCATGTGTCAGCCAGGCCATTTCTTTTTCGGCAATAGTGAATTTACGCATGTTCTCTAGTGGGTTTGGTGCTGTCCATTCACCGAGTCGGATCAATTCGCTAAAGACTCCACTCAGATAGCTTTGCTCAAGGTTGATAGTTACCGGGCTGGCACCTTTCTTCCACTTGTCGCTAAAGTAGATTTCCCCTGTAAGGCGTTTATCGCGGTAGTGCGCGAACAATTTGGAACTGAGATCGGTTGCGAGAGGGTTTCCGAGTGCATCGACCATTAGGACCAATTTGTCGTAAACATGCTCGCCAGCGGTCAGGGATTTGCCGTGCAGTTTGAACCAGAGTTCAACGACGTCTTTCAGAGTTCGACGGTCTACTGATTCACCCAGCCAGGGCTTAGCCTCCGTTTCTTCCATAGTGTGGCGTTCAAAAGCCAGTGCTTCGCCTTTAGTGGCGAACTGCTTACGCACGCGCCGCCCACTTCGCCCGGCGGGGTAACATTCACAAATCCATTTTCCTGTGTCGAGTTTTCGTACTGCCATAAAAAAGCCCTCATGTCTGAGGGCTAAATTTAACTGTATGTTTGAACAGTGGTCAATGTTTCATTACTTCATCAACATACATTCTCATTTTTAGGCTTTCTTCATAATTAGAATAATCTTCATCAAAACTGCTAGATTTTGTCAACGCAAACCCATAAGTTTCTTGCTCATCTGTTTCGATCAAATTGTTGAAAATTGCGTTGTAGTGGTAATGCCTTATATTGGATAGGTATATATAATAGTGCAGGGTGTCTTTAATTTCTATCGGCTTATTAATTAATCCGAAGATGGATTTTACAAGCTCAATTGTGAATTTTAAGTCTTCTTTGAACTCATCTTCAAGATAATATGGGATAATTAATTTCATAGTCCCAACGTCATTTCTTAACATATAAAGATAATTTTTATCTGATTTCATCATGCTAATTGTTAATAAAGTGTTTAGCTGTTTTGTACATTCTATTGCTTTATTAAGATCATCAGCTTTTCCTCGGATGTTATCACTACGGATGCTCGACTTTCTGATATGTGATGAAATTTCGTTTAGCAACATTTGAACCTCAACTGCTTTTGTTTCTATGTCGCTAAGAGATACACCTGATTCGTATGATGAATTCTTAAAAAGGTTATTATAAAGTTTGTATGGCTCTGTGACTTTTTTTTCAAAATCTCCGCCTTTAGCTTTGATTACGTGTGTTGGAAATTTTGATAAAGCCTCTGTAATATATTTGTGGTGTGCGAAAAAGCTGTCACCAATATTCTTCTTTTTGGTCACTTCAAGTTGTGACGAAGTCTGTGTTGTCCTGTGAATGTGTGCTACTATCGCAACTAATGGTATGGATAAAGACCAAATGCCGATGGGCAATTTGAATGTGCGCAAAAATCTATCGTATCCTTCGGGAGTGAAATCGAAGTTTAACTCATTTTGAAAGCATATAGGTAGAGAGAATAGCAATGCTACAAATAAAGGTATCGTAATAGAAAACTTAAATAGGCGCTGTTTAGACAAGCTTTCATCTGTAAATTTATAGTAAACACTTGTCGAATTGCTATTAATAGCATAGATCAACATAGTGATTCCTAAAAAAAATAGTATCGTCGCTATATTACCAATAGTTAAATATTGAACCATAAGATATCCTTATCTGGAACAGGAAATGAGTATTTTTGCGATGATCTTTATATCAGATATCGCGCACTCAAATGAGTGATTGCCACCGTCTATATGTATACGACTACTTGGTAGGCGTGTCACACTTCTAATCAATATTTCGTCATCGATACTCAGTACCCATTTCCCATCACGAACATCATCAAATTCCCTGTCACAAATAAACTCAGACTTTCCATCAATTACTACAATCGGATTCTTTAGGTTATTAGGTAGAAATTTCTCATCAAAAAAATAATACCCACAGGACTCCAGCCTTCCATTAGAAAGATTGTGTTTTTCGAGTTCACAAATATTATTTCTGTGAGCTTTTTCTTTTGTTCCCTGGCCAGTAGTTAACCAATTGAGCGAAATTCCGGTTTCCAGAGCACATTGAATTATCCAGTCTGCGGGGAAGGTATCTCGCATGTATCTGTTAGCCAATGTACTTTTTGACACTTCTAAGTGGTCAGCAAGGGCTTGCCGTGTTGTGAAACCATATGCCTCGACCAATCGCTCAATCGCAGCCTTGCCACCCTTATTGGGATTTATTTTGATCTCATTTGGGTACTTTGATGTTGACATATCTCTTATGCGATCCTAGTATCAATTTCGTTCCCATTTGGGGACTTGTCACGATTACTACCGGCTCACCACAAGCCAATAGGAGATGTTGCACCATGACCCCTAACATTTCAATCACTCTGAATACGCCGCACGTCACAATCGAACGTTATAGCGAGCTGACCGGGCTACCTGTAGACACCATCAACGACATGCTTGCCGATGGGCGTTTGCCTCGTCATCGTCTGCGTAAAGATAAGAAGCGCGAGAAGGTGATGATTAACATTGTTGCGCTGACTGTAGATGCGCTCTCAGATTGCAATGTAACCATTAATTAGTTCCATTCTGAGATATAGCGGAGCATTTGACTATGTTTGACTATCGCATTTCCAAACATCCACACTTTGACGAAGCCTGCCGGTCTTTCGCGCTGCGTCATAACATGGCGAAGCTGGCAGAACGCGCAGGAATGAATGTCCAGACGCTGCGCAATAAGCTGAACCCGGAGCAACCGCATCAACTTACGCCGCCGGAGATTTGGCTGCTGACTGATATCACAGAAGACTCAACGCTGGTTGACGGTTTTCTGGCTCAAATCCATTGCCTGCCGTGCGTGCCATTGAATGAAGTGGCAAAAGAGAACCTGCCGCATTACGTCATGAGTGCAACTGCGGAGATTGGGCGTGTAGCTGCAGGCGCAGTATCCGGTGATGTAAAAACCAGTGCGGGCCGCCGCGATGTTATCAACAGCATCAACTCTGTCACGCGCCTGATGGCACTCACCGCAGTTTCATTACATGCGCGTTTACAGGCGAATCCGGCGATGGCAAGCGCAGTAGATACCGTGACGGGCCTCGGCGCTTCGTTCGGTCTGATCTGAGGTGGCTATGCTGACTAAACAACCATCTTTTGCATCACTGCTCGTTAAGCAAAGTCCTGCAATGCAGTGCGGTCATGGCTGGATTATGGGGAAGGATGGCAAGCGCTGGCATCCGTGCCCCGCTCAGGATGCGTTGCTGGCTGAGCTGTCCACTAAAAAGCAGGGGAAACCATGGCTATTGAAGGCGATGCTGCGACTGTTCCGCTAAGCGCTGGCCTCCGCCTTAATGGGTTAAATCATATCGCGGAATTAAGGGCGAAAGTGTTTGGCTTAAATATTGATTCAGAACTGGAGCGCTTTATTAGCGATATGCGTGACCAACGGGATATTAACCATGAGCAGAATAAACGCGCACTAGCCGCAATATTCTTTATGGCAAAGATTCCGGCGGAACGTCATAGCGTCAATGTTAGTGAGCTGACGACTGACGAAAAGCGGGAGCTGATTAAAGCAATGAACCATTTCCGTACAGTGGTGAGTTTATTTCCAAATCGGCTAGCCATGCCGAATTAACCAACAACCGAAATTAAAGGCGTAAACCCGCCGGGCTTCTTATTGCCCAAATTCAGGAGAAACAACAATGCGAAATATTGAAACCCGTATCACCAAAACAGGACCAGATGATGCCGGCCTTAACCAGATGCTGACTAATGCACGCATGGAAGAACGCCGGGCACGTGCCGCGGCAATGGCAGCCCGTCTTGATAGCCTGGCTTGCCATATCACGTCACGTCAGCTTAACCACGTTGAAGCGGCGGAACTGCTGCGTATTGCGGCTGAAAACATTCAGAACGAAGCGCAGGAGATCCACTGATGGCTGATTCAATGGACCTTGTACAGCAACGCGTTGAAGAAGAGCGCCAGCGCCACATCCACACCGCCCGCAACAGAACGCCGGGCGTTTCTCGTGTTCTCTGCATTGATTGCGATGCACCGATCCCGCCAGCTCGCCGCTGCGCTATTCCGGGCGTGCAGTGTTGCGTCACCTGTCAGGAAATCGCAGAGCTGAAAGGCAAACATTACGTAGGAGGTGCTGTATGAGCACTATCCTGAAATGGGCGGGTAATAAAACCGCCATCATGGCAGAACTGAAAAAACACCTTCCAGCAGGCCCGCGACTGGTTGAGCCTTTCGCGGGGTCGTGCGCTGTGATGATGGAGACAGACTATCCTCATTATCTTGTCGCGGATATTAATCCAGACCTGATTAATCTCTATCAGGTGATTAAGAATGATGTCGAATACTTCATCAAAGAGGGCCGATATCTTTTTGAAGCCCGTAATGATTCAGAGGCATATTATAAGACGAGACAGGAGTTTAACTTGCGCCATGGTGGCGCAATTGAACGCGCATTGTATTTCTTATATTTAAATCGCCATGGTTATCGCGGACTGTGTCGCTATAATTTGAACGGTTATTTTAATGTTCCTTACGGTAATTATAAAAAGCCGTACTTCCCTGAAAACGAAATACGCGCATTTGCAGAAAAAGCAAAACGCGCAACGTTTATCTGCGCCAGCTATGACGAGACACTGGCACTGCTGCAAACGGGTGATGTTGTCTATTGCGATCCACCATATGACGGCACGTTTAACGGATATCACACAGCTGGTTTTACAGAGGATGATCAGTACCATCTGGCGTCTATTCTTGAACGCCGGTCATCAGAAGGTCATCCGGTTATCGTGTCCAACAGCGATACGTCTCTGACACGTTCGCTTTATCGTGATTTTACTCACCATCGTATAACCGCTAAGCGCAGCATGGGCGTGGCTGCCGGTGATAGTAAAACTGCAGTAGAAATCATCGCCACAAAATCAGCATGCTGGTTTGGTGTTGATTTGGCGTCTGGTCCTGATATCTCGGTGGAAGCTGAGGTGCGGGCGTGGCAGTGAGTAAATTCACATTACATCATGCCCAAACCACCGGCGGCTCGAATGAGGCCGCCGCAGCCTTTCCATGGAATACCCCAAAAAAAGCGGTTAACCCCTATCTGGACCCGGCGGAAGTTGCGCCGGAGTCTGCGCTTTCAAACCTGATCGCTCTTTACGCTGTGGATAACGAGCAGGAGCATCTGCGCCGTGAAGCGCTGAGTGATAAGGTTTGGGAACGCTATTTCTTTAATGAATCCCGTGATCCTGTCCAGCGTGAAATTGAGCAGGATCGGCTGATTAGCCATGCCAAAATGGCCCGCGAACAGCAGCGCGTTAATCCAGATTTGGTGATTATTGCCGATGTAAGCGCCATGCCTGCCCATATCAGCAAGCCTCTGCTGGCGCGGATTAAATACTTCCATAGTCTGGGCAGGGCTAAAGCTTATTCCCGCTATCTGCGCGAAACAATCAGGCCTTGTCTTGAGCGGCTGGAGCGTGTACGTGACAGCCAGGTGTCTGCGTCTTTCCGGTTCATGGCGAGCCAGGACGGGCTGGACGGGCTGCTGGTACTGCCTGAAATGAATCAGGAGCAGGTCAAGCGCCTTTCCACGCTGGTTGCGGCACATATGAGCATGTGTCTTGATGCGATCTGCGGTGATCTGTTTGTTAGTGACGATGTTAAACCAGAAGAAATCCGCCAGGCATGGGAAAGGGTTGCTGCAGAAGCCATGCGCCTTGAGGTCATCCCGCCTGCCTTTGAGCAGTTGCGCCGCAAAAAGCATCGCCGCAAGCCGGTGCCTTATGAACTGATCCCACCGTCGCTGGCGCGCATGCTGTGTGCGGACTGGTGGTATCGCAAATTGTGGCAGATGCGCTGCGAGTGGCGGGAGGAGCAGCTGCGTGCCGTCTGCCTGGTCAACAAGAAAGCGTCCCCGTATGTCAGCTATGAAGCGGTGATCCATAAACGCGAGCAGCGCCGCAAATCTCTGGAGTTCTTCCGCTCGCATGAGCTGGTCAACGAAGACGGCGACACGCTGGACATGGAAGACGTGGTGAACGCCAGCAACAGCAACCCGGCACACCGCCGTAATGAAATGATGGCCTGTGTTAAGGGACTGGAGCTGATCGCGGAAATGCGCGGAGACTGCTCGGTGTTTTATACCATCACCTGCCCGTCACGCTTCCACGCAACCCTCAACAACGGCAGACCTAATCCGAAGTGGACCAGTGCCACTGTCCGGCAGAGCAGTGACTACCTGGTTGATACGTTCGCCGCTTTCCGCAAGGCCATGCACAAGGCCGGGTTGCGCTGGTACGGCGTTCGCGTTGCAGAGCCGCACCATGACGGCACCGTGCACTGGCATCTTCTGTGCTTTATGCGCAAAAAAGACCGTCGTTCCATCACCGCGCTGCTGCGTAAGTTTGCCATCCGTGAAGACCGCGAGGAGCTGGGCACCAATACCGGGCCGCGCTTCAAGTCCGAGCCAATCAACCCGCGCAAGGGCACGCCGACAAGCTACATCGCCAAATACATCAGTAAGAACATCGACGGGCGCGGGCTGGCTAAAGAAATCAGCAAAGAAACCGGCAGATCACTGCGTGACAGCGCCGAGCATGTCAGCGCCTGGGCGTCGCTGCACCGTGTTCAGCAATTTCGTTTCTTTGGTATTCCGGGTCGTCAGGCATACCGCGAGCTGCGCTTGCTGGCAGGTCAGGCGGCGAGAGTGCAGGGCGAACGCAAAGCGGGTGCGCCGGTACTGGATAATCCGCGTCTGGATGCGGTACTGGCAGCTGCAGATGCGGGTTGCTTTGCCACCTACATCATGAAGCAGGGCGGTGTACTGGTTCCCCGCAAATATCACCTTGTCCGCACGGCTTATGAGCTTAACGACGAACCGAGCGCCTACGGCGATCACGGTATCCGTATCTATGGCATCTGGTCCCCGATTGTAGAGGGCAAGATTTGCACGCACGCGATGAAGTGGAAAAAGGTTCGTAAGGCCGTTGACGTTCAGGAGGCGGTAGCCGACCAGGGCGCTTGCGCCCCTTGGACTCGTGGCAATAACTGTCCCCCTGTTGAAAATATGAACAAATCAGGAGGGGATTTACCCGATATTAAAATCATGGATGAGAAGGAACTGCAGGAATATCTCCACAACATGGGCCAGAAGGAACGGCGGGAGCTGACAGCCAGGTTGAGACTGGTAAAACCGAAGCGGAAAAATGCATACATACAGAGTATTTCGGAGCAGCAGCGCCTGCAGCTTGAGGCAGAACTGACTGCCAGAGGGTTTGAAGGTAGTGCATCTGAGATTGATTTGCTTCTGCGTGGCGGCAGCATTCCATCCGGTGCCGGTTTACGTATTTTTTACCGTAACCAGAGGCTGCAGGAAGATGACAAATGGCGTCAATGGTACTGATGCTGCAGCTTTAACAATTCGTGCTTTATTGACTGGCGTCAGTTTATCCAATTAACTGACAAAAAAGAGTTTTACATTTTTAAATCCCTTATGTACTGTACATGCAAACAGTGGGTATATATACAGTTGTTGTGTATCCGTGTAATGATAGGAGGGAAGATGCAGGACTATCTTTTGGAGTCATTAAAGCTCCAGCGTATTGATTTTTTTATCAAGCTTGTAGCGGCTAGTGAATGCAGCGACGAAGAAAAGCGGCTGGCTATCCAGTGGGTGTCCGAACTGACAGACGAGTTGATGGCGAAAATTCGCAGCCATGAATACAGCCGATCAATGGACGTTACCAGTTAAAGGGAATCTGTATGCGCATTGAAATAATGATCGATAAAGAGCAGAAGATTAGCCAGGCCACACTGGAAGCCCTTGAATCCGAGCTTTACCGAAATCTGCAACCTATCTATCCAAAGACAGCAATCCGCATTCGCAAAGGCTCGGCAAATGGCGTTGAGTTGAGTGGGTTAAAGCTTGATGAAGACAAAAAGCGAGTGATGGAAATTATGCAGCAGGTTTGGGAAGACGACAGCTGGCTGCATTAAGGAACGTTGCTGGCGTCAGGACTTGATACTGACGTCAGCAAGGTTGAACAACGAGCAGGGCGAGGCGTTAGGTTATAATAAAAATTATGTTAGTCATCAACATGTCTTTGGAGATCCAGAATCTGGCGGTCGATATTAAATACAACCTCTTTAGTTAATTCAATGAGGCCAATTACATCATCTTTTGAAATATTGGTTAATTTTCCTGCAGTATCTCTACCGTTTCTATGAACTATGTCATGACGTTTTTTTACTGCCTCGCATAATTTAGCAATTCTATTTTTAGGAAACTCAACGAAAAGCACTTTGTTGAATAATTTAGGAATTGTGTCCATGTTATGGAAAGATATGAAATCCAATTCTTCAACTATTAATTTATCTAGCTCATCTAATTTTGTGAAAATGTCATTGAGCGTGAGTTTTTTTGCTGAGAATTTATCGTGAGACTCAACAAATCGACGCTTTACAGCTGGGCGTGTCATCACCTGCTTTTTCATTGTGTCAGAAAGGTATGCCTCGAATGCTGAAATCACTCCGGAAAATGCGAGGCGGTTCATTAAATGAAATTCTGGTAAGTTTATTGGGAGGGTTATTAGTTCATCAATGAATTGTGTGAAATTATTGAGGAAGTATGTTTTTTCTGCTTGAATTTCTGCTAGGTCATGAAAATCATCAGTCCACCCAGCATTGGCTAATTCTGTTATGTCTAACTCAATAATTGCATCATCAGGCGAAATGCTTAATATTGCTATTGCCCAGCTTTCAATTGTTTTACACGGGAAGTGGAAATTTGCTGCGGAATAGAATGGATACTCTTCGAAATCTTCAGACAGCATGAATTCTAACAAATCATTCTCAAGGTTTTTGTTTTGCGAAAATTCATTTTCTTGAGCAGTTAAAAGAAGATCTACCCATGACTGCATCTTGGGATACTCTCTTAAAATCTTTAATTCAGTTTGGTGGAGGCTTTCATCATAATAACCTTCCAGCATGTCAATCCACTTTGAGCGCATCTCACTGAATTCATTTTCAAGCTGTTTATATGAAAATCCATCTAATTCTAGCCGTTTGCGAATTGTACCAGCGGTGGACCTATACCCTAGAAAGATAAATTCTCCGGTGTTGTCGTCGACGTTACGTACACGCTCACTCTCTCTAAAATACCAACGATGCCAGGAGTTTTTCCATTCTTGGATGGTTAAGCCATTTAGCGTGATGCTAGCGAAAGAACCCATATATGACCTCATCTGTAGTCCATAAACAACACATCATAGGGCTGTGTGATTTGTTATCAGCATGTCCCTGTAACCGTATGCGGATTTGATTCTAATCTTATTGATGTGCACAAACTACGATGTAAACGCGAAATTTTAAAGAGTGCATGTCTATGCCGCATGAATCCGCATGATCGTTTGAGGATCGTTTTTGCTGAGGCCCGCCAGAACTGGCGGGCTTTTGCTTATGTCATGCAGGTGCATGAAAACCGCTACACAAAGCGGGCAGGCGTGGCGGGGATACGAGCGCGCGCAGATATAGAAATTAACCGTAATTTGTTATATATAGGAGGAATAGAAAGGGGGTGGGCACATCATGACTGTTTTACACCTTGTAGCAGATCATCTTGCTAAGCAGGCTAATGCAACTCGCAGGAAAGGCGAGGGACATACAGTATTAGCGGATGCATATGGCCGCTCTGCTTTCAATCGATACTATTATGCCTGTTTTCTCAACGTGCGTGAGTTTGTATCAACTATTGACTCGAACTGGGGTAAGGTTAAACACGCTGAAGTGCCAACATTATTACGGGTGAGTGTAAATAAAAAAATAGATATTGAACTCAAGAAGTCCGAAAGGATTGGTGATTTAACCCAAGGTGAGTATCAGTCAAAAAAAAGCATGCTACTTACATCTTTGGATAATATGGCATCTACAATGTCCTTGGCATATACAATTAGAGGGGTTGTGGATTATGAACCTGAAATTGAAATGATTTTTGGCGATGGTTGTTTTTCTATTAACGCAACATCAGTTGCCTCTGCTAAAGGTTGGTTGCAAACTATTAATGTTGAAAGAGCAAAAGTTACCAAAATCATGAAGGAGGTTGGCTTTGTCTAACCAGAAATTGTTATCCGAACTACTGTTGAAGTTCCCATTCATAAGAGTTAAAGATGTAACGGATTTTATGGATACAATTTTGTTGATTATCCCGATGAACAAAATTGTACCTCTGGCTGCTTCAGAATACATAACAAAACGTCAGATATCATTATTGGTTAAAAAAATAGAAGAACAGTTAAATGCTAAGGTTCTAGTTAGTTACTCTCCCTTTTCAGATAAAGAAAATATTGAAGTGGCTTTGGAAGCTTTAGCAAGGAGTAATTTTAAAAAAGGGAAGGTATCTGCATTGAACTTATCCTTCTCTGATTCACAACATGCTTTGCTTTATACTTTTTGCAAAAACCTCACCTCATCTGAAAGAGATAAATGGGAATCATTGGTTTCAGGGATGTTGAAAAATTTTAATATCAAAATAACTTCTTTTTTATATGAAGTTAAAAATAATCCTGAACCTACGATGATGATGCTTTTGAGAGCAGCGAAAAAATGTCAGCCGTTTGATCTGCAAGGGTTGTTTAATGAGCTTGATAATGGTGATTATCATATTGAATCACTAGACTGGCTCAATGGAAAACTGGACAATTTGCGTAAAAAAGGTTTTTTATTAAGGAGTCACGACGGTACTTATAGAATGACTTTGGCAGGGTTAGAAATAGTTCCTGTATCTAAATCTAGTCAAAGCTCTGATATTGAGAGGGTCCTTTATCTTGCGCGCAAACATCTATAGTGATATGTTCATGTTGGTAGTGGCGTTCACGAGAGCATGTATCATGCTCATTTGTGAAGGTCGCGGACAGAATGGGCGCCTGCAAATCAGCAGTCGTTCCTTCGAAACGTCTGCTGATTCGCAGGCGTCATCAACGAAAGTTTTCATCAGCTTTGCTTAAGGATTGACCTAATGAAAACGCCACTACCCCTATTCTTTACGTTTGCTGACGCTGAGCAATTGCTTAAGGCATTGAGCAAACCCCTGAGAGACAGATATTCAGCTGAGCTGTTGCGATTACAACAACTGGGACTTCCACCATTAGTATCATGGAGTATTTTGTCTGTTGCTATCGGTGTTAGCCCGCAATTCATTACATCGATATTAAAGAATAAATCAAAATACTATCGTGTTTTTCCAATATCTAAAGGAAAAGGTAAAAAGAAACGCATTATTGAAGCGCCAAAAGTTAGCTTAAAAATTATTCAGTCATGGTTTGCATATCATATTAGTCTCAATGGCAATATTACACTTAGTAAAAGTGCATTCGCGTTCATTCCTGGTAAAAATGGAATATATGAGGCCGCAAGTGTGCATTGTGGTGCGAAATGGATCATGTCTATTGATCTTAGGGATTTTTTCCATACGATCACATCGGAAGCAGTGGTTTTAGCATTAACTGAGATAGGATATAGAGAAGACCAAGCGTCTAAGTTGAGTGATTTGCTTACTTTGAATCAGCGACTTCCCCAAGGTGCGCCAAGCAGTCCGGTTATTTCAAATTTAGTATTTAGCAAAACTGACTTTAAAATAAATGAATTGATTGCTGACCTTAATGTTAAATATACTAGATATGCAGATGATTTGACTTTCTCTAGCGAAGATGAGAGTTTTGATATTAATTCGCTCAAAGAGCGTATTGTGCAAATATTGGTTTCCGATAATTGGATTGTTGCTGATGAAAAACTTAAAATAGCAAAAGCACCCAATAGGTTAAAGGTTCATGGCTTTTTAGTGCATGAAATTAAACCGAGATTGACAAAAGGTTATCGTAACAAAATCAGAGCATACAAGCATCTACTGAACACAGGGAAAGTAGTTTTAGAGGATCTAGATAAAATCAAAGGACATATAAACTATAGCGATTATATTGATAGATTAAATGAATGAGGGCAATGCCCTCGCTCATTTAGTTTAGTTCATATACTCCAAAGGATATGATCTGGTCTCCTATCCAATCATTCAATTCTTCGATCCGTTTTTGTAATGGTAATAATTCGTTTCTTACAAAAACAAGGCTGGCCTTCTCCACATCCCCAAACCCCCCAATATTACTCGGCATAATCCCCATCATCTGCGGAGGCACGCGGTGCGCTGCCATCATGTCATCGCGGCTCACGTTCTTGATGTTCAAAAACTCATCCTTCGCGGCTACCTCTGACAGAGGGATGATTTGAATGCCGTCCTTTTTGCCGTTGGGTGAGTACATAAATAGGTTGCGGAAGTTGCCCGGCCCTTTGGCGCTCTTCATCGCCTGGCGGATGTTGTTCACATCCTCCTGGTTCTGTGCAGCGTCGGTCATGTACATGATAAAACCCGCGTGGCTACCGTTGATGTAATACTTCCGGCGGAACAGCGTGGCGGACTCGTTCAGCAGGGCCGAAGGGATGGCGGACAGATATTCCGGCAGGCCGTATATCTCCTGGTTCAAATCCGGTTCCATCAGGTGAAAGATGCTGCCTTTGGTGAACTCATACGGTTGCGTGGTCATGCCGTACTGCACAAACCAGTAGGTGTCGAGATCGATCCCGCGGCGGGTGTATTTCGCCAGCGATGGCTCCAGCGACAGAATGCCGCCCAGCCGATTCGTCCGTTTCTCCAGGTAGGCGTTACCAAACACCAGATAATCCTGTACGAAGCGACTGAATGCTTGCTGGCTCAGCAAAGGATGCGGGATAAACGTGCTGGTCAGAATGTTGCGCTTCACGGCAATTGACGAGCTGTGATGTACGGCGGCACGGTAGGTGCGAGCCAGGCCGTCAAAGCTCACGGGCGGCTCATACCATTTGTCCATCTGCACGCATTCCACATAGTCCAGCAGTTCGCGGCGGTCCAGGACCGGGATCGGATCGCCAAAGCTGAACGCTTCGGCGTGAGTTGTATTCTTCTGCTGTTCGGCCTCCTGCACTGGCGCGGTGCTGGTCAGGGCGTCGAGTTCACTCATCAAAAAATCTCCACAATGTTGCTGGTATTGGCGGATTCGCCCTGCAGCGGTTCGTTAAACAGTGCGTGCATCGTTGCCCATGCCAAATCTGCGTGGCTGGCTTCTTCGCTGCGGCTGGCTTCGTAGGTTGGGCGGTTGCCGCTGGCAGTGGTGGCACGGCGAATTGCCATAAAGGACTGAGCAATGTCGGTGTGCCCGGCGTCAAACTCCAGACGGCGGTGGCTGATAATGTCGTACGCCTTGAGCACCAGGGCATTTTTGACGTTGGGGTTGTAGACAAACTCCCGCACGGCAGGAAAGAACGCTTTTACGTTCTCATAAACACCGTGACCGACGCCGGTCGAGTCGATGCCGATATAGGTCACGTTGTACTGCTGCGTCAGTTTTTTGATGGCGTCCGCCTGGGCGCGGAAGTCCATCCCGCGCCACTGATGGCGCTCCAGAATGCGGAACTTCCCGCCAGGTACAGTGGGCGGGGCCATAACCACGCAGCCTGCGCTGTCACTGTTCTGCGTACCTTTCGCCGGGTCGTATCCGATCCAGACTTCTCGCCAGCCAAACGGGCGCAGCGCCAGCGCGTGAAAATCTGACCAGACTTCCCAGCTGTCCACCATGCACGCCTGCAGCTCGCTGAGCGGAAACACAGACGCCAGATCGTCGATAAACTCGCACATCAGCAGGTTCTGGTACTCGTCCGGGCTGTACTCCATGCGCAACTGGTCGATATCGAAGAGGTTACAGCCGCCGCGCACCGCGTCTTCCACGGTGACTATCTGCCGGTACTGTCCATCCGGACAAAGCAGGCCGGGAGCCAGACTGGCGTGGGTCAGGTCAATATCCACCTTGTCCGCTTTGGCACGGCCCCGGTTGAACAGTGCGCCGGACCAGAACGGGTAGGCGCTGTGGGTCAGACTGGACGGCGTGGAAAAGTAGGTCTGGCGCCATTTCTTGTGAATGGCCATCCCGGAGGCGACCTTGCGCAGCTCCTGGAATTTCGGTATCCAGAAATATTCATCCAGGTACAAATTGCCGTGGTAGCTCTGCGCCGTGCGGGCGTTGGTGCCGAGAAAGTACAGACACGCCCCGTTGCTGAGCGTCATCGGGTCGCCTTTCAGCTCCACATCCACCTCTTTGGCAAAGTCGATGATGTACTGCTTAAAGACGTGCGCCTGGGCCTTACTGGCGGAGAGGAAAATCTGGTTGCGCCCGGTGGTGATGGCGTCAATCAGCGCCTCACGGGCAAAGAAGAAGGTCGCGCCAATCTGGCGTGACTTGAGCAGGTTGCGGATGCGATGACGGTTGCCTGCTTCCCACCAGTGGCGCTGGTAGGCAAACATTGAATTGTGAAAAACTTCCTGCAGTTTCTCGATCTGTTCGTCGGTAAACAGGTTTTTTTCCGGCTGTTTGCGCGGGCCTTTGTTGCGGTTGGCCACATTGGGATTGAGGTCAGCCTCGTTGCCGCCATCGTTGAATTTGCCGATCCGGGCGTGGCGCTCGGACTGGCGCGCCAGCAGGTCAATCTCTTTGAAGTCTTTCCCTTCCTTCTGCTCCTTCATGATGAGCTGGCAGTAACGCGCGGCGGTGGTGAGCTGCATCTGATCCAGAGGACCATACTTGCCCCACTCGTCGCGCTTTTTCCAGCTGTGAACGGTTGCAACTTTCTCGCCCAGCATTTCAGCAATGCGGGCTACACGGTATCCCTGAAAGTACAGCAGCATGGCCTGCCGACGGGGATCGAGGTCTGCGGGGGTCAGTGTCATATCCATGACACAAGCCTACGGTCTTGACTGGCGGCTTTCCCCGGCGGCGGATTGTGTGACTGACCCTACAAGCGCCGCGCGTTGTTTCACTACCCCCATCACCGCAACCATAAGGCTCCAGTAAGTTTTTTTAACGGAGCACGGCTCATGACAGTGAAAGCAAAGCGTTTCCGCATCGGGGTGGAAGGTGCCACCACCGACGGGCGCGAAATCCAGCGTGAATGGCTGGTTCAGATGGCTGCCAGCTACAACCCGACGGTCTACACCGCGCTGATTAATCTGGAGCACATCAAGTCTTACTCCCCGGACAGTGCCTTCAACCGTTACGGCAAAGTGACGGCGCTGGTTGCAGAAGAAATCCAGGACGGCCCACTGGCGGGCAAGATGGCGCTTTATGCCGACGTGGAGCCGACGGACTCCCTGGTGGCACTGGTGAAAAAAGGCCAGAAGCTGTTTACCTCCATGGAGGTCAGCCCGAAGTTTGCCGACACCGGTAAAGCCTATCTTGTGGGGCTGGCGGCGACTGACGATCCGGCGAGTCTCGGCACTGAAATGCTGACCTTCAGCGCCAGTGCCACGCACAACCCGCTGGCGAACCGCAAGCAGAACCCTGAAAACCTGTTTACCGCCGCCGAAGAAACGGCGATCGAACTGGAAGAAGCCCAGGACGATAAGCCGTCCCTGTTTGCCCGCGTCACCGCGCTGTTCACCAAAAAAGAGCAGACCGACGAGGCGCGTTTCTCCGACGTGCATAAAGCCGTGGAGCTGGTCGCCACTGAGCAACAGAACCTGAGCGAACGCACTGACAAATCCCTGGCTGAAAACGGTGAACGCCTTTCCGCGCTGGAGTCCTCCCTGCAGGAACAGCAGGCCTCCTTTGCCGAGCTTGAGCAGAAGCTGAGCCGTGAAGACAGTCGCCAGGATTACCGCCAGCGCGCGCCGGGCGGCGACGCACCGGCAGGCACCCTGACCAATTGCTGATGGAGCATAAAATCCGATGAAAAAGAAAACCCGCTTTGCCTTTAACGCCTACCTGCAGCAACTAGCGCGCCTGAACGGTGTGGAGGTCGAAGAACTTTCCAGCAAATTCACCGTGGAGCCGACCGTACAGCAGACGCTGGAAGACCAGATCCAGCAGTCTGCCGCTTTCCTTACGCTGATTAACATCACGCCGGTCACTGAGCAGTCCGGTCAGTTGCTGGGGCTGGGCGTTGGCAGCACCATTGCCGGAACCACAGACACCACCACCAAAGAGCGCGAACCTACCGATCCGATGCTGATGGAGGACGCGGAATATAAATGCGAACAGACCAACTTTGATACGGTGCTGACCTACGCAAAGCTGGACCTGTGGGCGAAGTTCCAGGACTTCCAGGTGCGTATCCGCAACGCCATCGTCAAGCGTCAGGCACTGGACCGCATCATGATTGGCTTTAATGGCGAGAAGCGCGCCAAAACCTCTAACCGTGGTGAAAACCCGCTGCTGCAGGACGTCAATAAAGGCTGGCTGCAGAAAATCCGCGAAGATGCGCCGGATCATGTCATGGGCAGCACGACGAAAGACGGCGTAACCACCCAAGATGCAGTGAAAGTGGGCAAGGAGGGCGACTACGCCAACCTGGACGCACTGGTGATGGATGCCGTCAACGAACTGATCGACGTGGTTTACCAGGATGATGACGATCTGGTGGTTGTCTGTGGTCGTGAACTGCTGTCCGACAAATATTTCCCGCTGGTTAACAAAGAGCAGGACAACAGCGAGAAAATAGCCGCCGATCTGATCATCAGTCAGAAACGCATGGGCGGCCTGCAGGCCGTACGTGCGCCTTTCTTCCCGGCAAATGCCCTGCTGATCACCCGTCTGGATAACCTGTCCATCTACTGGCAGGAAGACACCCGCCGCCGTTCTGTTATCGACAACCCGAAACGTGACCGCATCGAAAACTTTGAATCCGTTAACGAGGCGTATGTGGTCGAGGATTACCGCTGCGCGGCACTGGTGGAAAACATCGAAATCGGTGATTTCACCCCACCTGTAGCACCTGCTGCAGCCACAGAAACAGAAGCCGGAGAGTAATGCATGAGCCTGAGTCCCGCACGGCAGCACCGCCTGCGCATTCAGGCCGAACAGGCCGCCCGTGAGGGCGGCAGTGTTCGCCATGCGTCGGGCTATGACCTGATGCTGCTGCAGCTGGCAGAAGACCGCCGGCGCCTCAAGGGCGTCCAGTCCACGGTGAAAAAGGCGGAAATCAAGGTGGAACTGCTGCCGAAATATTCCGCCTGGGCGGAGGGCGTGCTGGCTGCCGGAGGTACGCAGCAGGATGACGTGCTGATGTTCGTGATGCTGTGGCGTATCGACGCCGGTGATTATGCCGGTGCGCTGGAAATCGGGCGTCATGCGCTGCGCCATGGCTGGGTGATGCCGCTGGGCAACCGTAACGTGCAGACCGTGCTGGCAGAAGAAATGGCAGACGCGGCGCAAGGCGCTCTGCTAGCCGCTGCCGGTTTTGATGCCGATCTGCTTTTACAGACGCTGGACCTGACAACGGATCTGGATATGCCGGACCAGTCGCGGGCGCGCCTGCATAAAGCCATCGGTGCTGTACTGAGCGAAAGCAACCCGGCATCTGCCCTGAATCATCTTACCCATGCGCTGCAGCTCGATCCACGCTGTGGAGTGAAGAAAGAAAAGCAGCAGCTGGAACGCAGACTGCGCAATGACAGCCGCTAAAGAACGTGCCCCGCGCACGGGCGGCACGGGGTGGCGAAAGGCTCTGCCACATCAAAACCCCGTCCACCGCCCACTTATTCAGGAGAAAGCCGCATGAAGTTTGTTGCGCCCGAACAGGCACCGGAACAGGCGGAGGTCATCAAAAACACGCCGTTCTGGCCTGATGTGGACCTGTCGGAGTTTCGCAGTGTGATGCGCACTGATGGCACGGTGACGCAGCCGCGTTTAAAGCAGGTCGTGCTGACGGCGATCTCTGAGGTTAACGCTGAGCTGTACGACTTCCGCAACCGTCAGCAGATGCTGGGCTGGCAGACACTTGCAGACGTTCCAGCAGAAATGCTGGACGGCAAAAGCGAACGTATCCAGCACTACCACAACGCCGTTTTTTGCTGGGCGCGCGCTGTGCTCAATGAGCGTTATCAGGACTATGACGCCACGGCGTCAGGCGTGAAGCGAGGGGAGGAGCTGTCGGAGGCCAGCGGTGATCTGTGGCGTGATGCCCGCTGGGCTATCAGCCGGGTGCAGGATGCACCGCACTGTACGGTGGAGCTTATCTGATGAAAGTGCGTGCGCATCAGTATGACACGGTGGACGCGCTTTGCTGGCGTCATTACGGGCGCACGCAGGGTGTCACTGAGCAGGTTCTGCAGGCAAATCCGGGGCTGGCTGAGTACGGCCCATTTTTACCGCACGGGCTGCAGGTGGAGCTGCCGGACATTACGGCGTCAACCACGGCGCAGACCGTCCAGCTATGGGACTGAATTATGACGCTTGAACGAATCAGCGCCTTTATCACTTACTGCATCGCCGTGCTGCTGGCATGGCTGGGCGATCTGTCGCTCAAGGATGCGTCAACGGTTGGCGGCGTACTGATTGGTGTGCTGATGCTGGCGATCAACTGGTACTACAAACACCAGTCTTTCAAATTGTTACGTGGCGGCAAAATTTCGCGGGGGGAATATGAATCCTTCAATCGTTAAGCGCTGCCTTGTCGGGGCGGTGCTGGCTATCGCCGCCACGCTGCCCGGTTTCCAGTCGCTTCATACCTCCGTTGAGGGGCTGAAACTGATTGCCGATTACGAGGGGTGCCGCCTGCAGCCTTATCAGTGCAGCGCGGGCGTGTGGACTGACGGGATAGGCAACACGTCCGGTGTGGTGCCGGGAAAAACCATCACGGAACGGCAGGCGGCGCAGGGGTTAATTAACAATGTGTTGCTGACTGAAAAAAGGCTGGATGCCTGCCTGACAGTAAAGCCACCGCAACATGTTTACGATGCGCTGGTGAGTATTGGTTTCAATGTGGGGACCGGTGCGATCTGCAGGTCAACCATGGTGTCCTATATCAATCGTCAGCAATGGTGGCAGGCCTGCAACCAGTTACCGCGCTGGATTTACGTTAACGGTGTGAAAAATAAAGGTCTGGAGAACCGCCGTGCGCGTGAACAGGCCTGGTGCATTAAAGGGGCAGGCGTATGAAGCGTGCGCTGGCGGTAGTGCTGGCTCTGACGCTCGCGGCGCTGGCCTGGCAGTCGTGGCGACTTAACAATGCCACTCACACCATAGAGACGCAAGGCGCGGCGCTGAAAAGCAAAACGCAGGAACTGACGAAGAAAAACAGTCAGTTGATCGGTCTGTCCATACTGACCGAAACAAACAGCCGGGCGCAGACGCGGCTTTATGCGGCAGCGGAACAGACCACCGCACTGCTGCGCAGCCGCCAGCGCCGGATCGAGGAACTGAAACGTGAAAACGAGGATTTACGCCGCTGGGCTGACACTCTTTTGCCTGCTGACATTATCCGGCTGCGGGAGCGTCCGGCCCTCACAGGAGGTGCAGCTTACCGTGAGTGGCTGTCCAAGAGTGACGCAGTGCCGCCTGGAAAGGTCAGCGCCGCGCAGTAACGGCGATCTGAATGCGGTGCTGGATGAAACCGAGGCCGCCTGGGCGATCTGTGCTGACAAAGTGGACACGATTATTGCGTGTCAGGAGCGAGACAGTGAACAAACCGCAATCCTTACGCCGCGCCCTGAATAAAGCGGTTGCCTATGTCCGCGATAACCCGGACAAGCTGCACTTTTTCGTTGATAACGGCTCACTGGTGGCAACCGGTGTCAGCTCTATGTCATGGGAATACCGCTACACCCTGAACGTGGTGATCGAGGATTTCAGTAGTGACCAGAATCTGCTGATGGCTCCCGTGTTGCTATGGCTCAGAGAAAACCAGCCGGACGCCATCAACAACCCGGAGTTGCGCGAAAAACTGTTCACCTTTGAAGTGGATATTCTGCGCAACGATGTCTGTGATATCAGCCTGAACCTGCAACTGACGGAGCGCGTGCTGGTCAGCTCCGATGGCGGTATTTCAACGGTTGAGGCAGAGCCGGAACCTGACGAGCCAGAAGAAATGTGGACGGTGAGACGTGGATAATCTGCATAAAGTGGATGAGTGGCTGGCAGCGCTGCTGGCGAATCTGGAGCCTGCCGCACGCCAGCGTATGATGCGCGAACTGGCGCAGGCATTACGCCGGAGCCAGCAAAACACTATCCGGCTGCAGCGCAATCCTGACGGCAGCGGATACGAGCCGCGAAAAGTTTCTGCCCGGACTAAAAAGGGGCGCATTAAACGCCAGATGTTTGCGAAGCTGCGCACAACAAAATATCTGAAAACTGCAGCCAGTGCCGACTCTGCCAGCGTGCAGTTTGAGGACAAGGTGCAGCGCATTGCCCGTGTTCACCATTATGGTCTCCGTGATCGCGTCAGCCGAAAAGGTCCGGAGGTCCGCTACGCAGAGCGCCGCCTGCTGGGCGTAAATGATGAAGTGGAAACCATCACCCGTGACACCTTGCTGCGCTGGCTGGTTAGGCTTTAGTTCATGTTAGGTATTGATAACTTTTCTCTGCTTCTGATTTATTGAATAATGTGATTTTTGCGTTTATATATAAATCAATAAAGATGGCTGTGCCAAGCATGAAGAAAAATAGAAGAGATAAATAAGCTATAGGAATCACGACCATTATACCGAGTGAGTTTTTATTGGCTGCTTTTCCTAATTCATCTCGCCCTTTTGGATCTAGCATGTAACCGCAAATGAATTCAATGGTTTTTGGTTTTATTGATGTGATTGTATCTAATGCCTTTTTGTTAAGGCAGGTGTCAGGAGATATATTCCATTTTGGACTGTTTGGCTTGTTTCTCGCTTCATCCTGTCTAATCCAAAATGAATCACCTGTTTCTTTATATTTGAAATCGATCCACTGTATTGGTCCTTGAATAACAATATTCGTGAATTGATAAAAACCAACAGCGGATAGAGCTATAACTATAGAGCCAAATATGGTGAGAAAAATTTTATTATTCTTAGTATGCGGTTTGGTGTTTAGTTTGTACTTGCAAAAACTCAGCCTGATAACTGGTTTCGTGATGCCGATTTTGGACACCAAAAATTCTTCTTCTGGATGGGATTTATTTAGCCATGCCCAAAAAGAGGATACTCCACCCGCAAGCCATTTAAATATTAATCCACCTATAGCTGTGGCTAAGAATGCATTTATTTTATCAAACTCCATCCCGAGTTCCCTCACAGTTAACTGTCCGTGAGTATTTGTATCAAAGACCAGACAATGAAGCATTGTTTTTAAAAAATGACATCACATGCAATCTGACAACATGAACGCACAACTCACAGAAATCATGCGCCTTATCACCAACCTGATCCGCACCGGCACCGTGACCGAAGTGGACCGGGACAACTGGCTGTGCCGGGTGAAAACGGGCGACCTTGAAACCAACTGGATTAATTGGCTGACGCTGCGCGCAGGTGGTGCCCGTACATGGTGGTGCCCGTCGCCGGATGAGCAGGTGGTGGTCCTGAGCATGGGCGGCAATCTTGAAACCGCCTTTGTACTGCCCGCCATCTATTCCAGTCAGTTTGCGCCGCCGTCGGATTCCGTGGACGGCTGCGTGACGGAGTACCCGGACGGGGGATGGTTTGAGTATGAACCCGCCACCGGGCGGTGGTATGTCAGGGGTATCAAATCCATGGTGATCGAGGCGGTGGACAATATCACCCTCAAAACCGGTGAGTTTGTGGTGGAGGCCGACACCACGCGCATTAACAGCGAGGTGGTGATCAATGGTGGCGTTACACAGGGCGGTGGTGCGATGAGTTCCAACGGGATCGTGGTGGATGTCCATGAGCATACTGGTGTTGCGAAGGGAGGTGCAAATACCGGAGGTCCGGTATGACGCTGTACATAGGCATGAACCAGAAAGATGGACATAGCATTACAGACACTGACCATCTGCGCCAGTCAGTGCGGGATATTCTGCTGACACCGCAGGGCAGCCGGATTGCCCGCAGGGAATATGGTTCCCTGCTGTCCGCCCTGATTGACCAGCCGCAGAACCCGGCACTGCGCCTGCAGGTTATGTCTGCGGTCTATATGGCCCTGAGTCGCTGGGAGCCACGGCTTACGCTGGATTCCATCACCATCAGCAGCAATTTTGACGGCTCCATGGTGGTTGAGCTTACCGGGCAGCGCAATAACGGTGCGCCGGTTTCCCTTTCCGTATCGACAGGAGCAGACAATGGCAGTCATTGACCTTTCCCAACTGCCCGCGCCGCAGATAGTGGACGTGCCGGATTTTGAGACGTTGCTGGCTGAGCGCAAAGCCGCTTTTGTGGCTCTTTATCCGGCGGATGAGCAGGACGCGGTACGGCGCACGCTGGCGCTGGAATCTGAACCCGTCACCAAACTACTGCAGGAAAGCACCTACCGCGAAATCCTGCTGCGCCAGCGTATCAATGAGGCCGCGCAGGCGGTCATGGTGGCGTATGCCATCGGCGGCGATCTCGATCAGCTGGCAGCCAACTACAACGTGAAACGCCTGACGGTAACGCCTGCTGACAGCGACGCGGTGCCGCCGGTCACGGCAGTGATGGAAAGCGATGAGGCGCTGCGTCTGCGTGTTCCGGCTGCGTTTGAGGGATTGTCCGTTGCGGGGCCGACGGCGGCCTATGAGTTTCACGCCAGAAGCGCGGACGGGCGTGTGGCTGACGCCAGCGCAACCAGCCCGGCACCGGCGGAGGTGGTGCTTACCGTACTGAGTCGTGAGGGTGATGGTACAGCAGGGGCTGACCTGCTGGCGGTAGTTGAGCAGGCGCTTAACAGCGAGAACGTGCGTCCGGTAGCAGACCGCCTGACGGTGCGCAGCGCCGAAATTATCCCTTACAGCGTGGATGCGACGATCTATCTTTATCCGGGGCCAGAAGCTGAGCCGGTGATGGCAGAAGCAAAAGCCAGCCTGCAGAAGTATATCGCCAGTCAGACGCGGCTGGGCCGTGATATCCGTCGCAGCGCGATTTATGCCGCGTTGCATGTCGAGGGCGTCCAGCGTGTGGAGCTGGCGTCACCGCTGGCAGATGTTGTGCTGGATAAGACGCAGGCGGCGTCCTGTACGGAATGGAGCATCACCAACGGAGGCACGGATGAATAGCCTGCTGCCGCCAGGTTCATCGCCGCTTGAGCGCCGACTGGCGCAGACCTGCAGCGGAATTTCCGGACTTATGGTGCCGCTGCGCGACCTGTGGAATCCGGCAACGTGTCCGGTCAGGTTCCTGCCTTATCTGGCGTGGGCGTTTTCCGTTGACCGCTGGGACGAAAGCTGGACGGAGAGCGTCAAGCGCCGTGTGGTGCAGGATGCTTTCTATATCCATCAGCATAAGGGGACAACCAGCGCAGTGCGGCGCGTGGTGGAGCCGTTCGGCTTCCTGATCCGCATCATTGAGTGGTGGCAGACCGGCGAGACGCCGGGGACATTCCGCATGGACATTGGCGTACAGGACCAGGGCATCACGGAAGAAACCTATCTGGAACTTGAGCGGCTGATCGGTGATGCCAAACCGTGCAGCCGTCACCTGATCGGCATGTCCATCAACCTGCAGACCAGTGGGCCGTATTTTATGGGGGCCGCCACTTACACTGGCGAGGAAATCACGATCTACCCGTACATCAACGACACCATTATTTCCGGTGGCACCGCTTATGAGGGCGGGGCGGTCCATTTTATTGACACAATGAGAGTAAATCCATGAGCGCAAAATTTTACACCCTGCTGACGGATATCGGGGCGGCGAAACTGGCAAGCGCCGCCGCGCTCGGTGTTCCATTGAAAATTACCCAGATGGCAGTTGGCGACGGTGGTGGCGTATTACCCACGCCAAGCGCGCAGCAGACCGCGTTAGTTGCTGAAAAACGCCGCGCAGCGCTGAATTTGCTGTATATCGATCCGCAAAACAGTAGCCAGATTATTGCTGAGCAGGTGATCCCCGAAACGGAAGGCGGTTGGTGGATTCGTGAGGTGGGTCTGTTTGATGAGACTGGCGCTCTGATTGCCGTGGGAAACTGCCCGGAGAGCTACAAGCCGCAGCTCGCGGAGGGGAGCGGGCGCACGCAGACCGTGCGCATGGTACTGATTACCAGCAGTACCGATAACATCACTCTGAAAATTGACCCGGCAGTGGTGCTGGCAACCCGCAAGTATGTGGATGACAGGGTGCTGGAGCTAAAAGTGTATGTGGATGACCTGATGGCAAAGCATATCGCCGCTAACGATCCCCATGCGCAGTATGCGCCAAAAGCCAGTCCGACATTCACTGGTACGCCAAAAGCGCCGACGGCAGCGGCAGGTAATAATTCCACGCAACTTGCTAACACGGCTTTTGTGCAGGCGGCAATTGCTGCACTGGTGACATCTTCTCCAGCTGCACTCGATACCCTTAACGAACTGGCGGAGGCGTTGGGAAACGATCCTAATTTTGCCACCACCATGACAAATGCGCTTGCCGGAAAGATGGACAAGGCTGCCAATGGAAAAGACATTGCTGATGTTTCAGAGTTTCTCAAAAACCTTGGTTTGGGAGCAGGCGCTCCGCCGATAGGTATTCCGTTCTTCTGGCCCTCTGCTGCCATGCCAAATACAGTGATGCCGGAATGGTCAAACATGGTGTTTCTGAAACCCAATGGCGCATCGTTCTCCGCTACGGAATATCCCAAACTGGCTCGAATCTGGACTGGTTTGGTTATCCCGGATATGCGTGGCGATTTCCCGCGAATCTGGGACGATGGGCGCGGTGTTGATGGTGGACGTGCATTACTGTCAGCTCAGGGTGATGCTATCAGAAATATAACCGGCACTGTAAATGGGGTTATGACAAACGCAACAACTCAGGACATTGTTGATACGTTCGTTACTGGTGCATTCAAGGGGATCATTAGACCTAATGCAGTTGCAGTAACCAGTGCTGGATACCGATACGATGCCATATTTGATGCGTCAACCGTTGTTCCAACTGCTGGTGAAAACCGTTCACGCAACATTGCTTTAAACTTTCTTGTAAGGGCCAAATAATGAAACCTGTATTTGATGAAAATAGGCTGGCTACCACGCCTGGAGATGTTCGCTGTTTTTATTTTGATGCGGTGACGGGAGAATATACCGGTTGGTCGGATGAATATATTCATGTCGGTGTGAGCATGCCTGGAAATTCTACCGATATAGAACCAGGTGAAGACATTACAGAAAGGGTGTATCTGTTCAATGGTTCTGGCTGGCAACCTGAGGAAGATTATCGTGGCGTAACCGTTTATTGGATGGAAAATAAAGCCCCGTCAGTAGTGGACTACATCGGGCCGATCAAAGAGGGATTTGTTGCTACTGAGCCGTCGTCGATGTTCGATAAGTGGGACGGTAAGAAGTGGGTTAAAAATGCAGAGGCCGAACATACTGCACTGGTATCTGATGCTGACGCGCAAAAGCAGTATCTCATAACGCAGGCCAACGACTATATAAACCGTAAGCAGTGGCCCGGCAGAGCAGTCATGGGACGGCTCTGCGATACAGAGAAGGAGCAGTATTTTTTGTGGCTGGATTATCTCGATGCGCTGGAAGCCGTTGAAACCTCCCGTGCTCCAGATATTAACTGGCCTGTTCCCCCGGTGGTGTAGGTCATACGGGGTTTGCTGTATCAACACGTATCAGTAAGACCCGATATTTTTTCCGTGCCAGCTGCAATGATTTTTCTGCGTCGGTTGTTGATCTTCGATGTGGGTTTATCCACCTTGTACAAAAAATTCCCTGCCAGTCGGTAAGTTTAACAATGGTTTCATTGTGCCAGCACTGACACATTGCCGACTGCGTGCATGGAAGGCATATCACCCAGAACATAGGCAGACACCCTGTAAACCGGAGAGACTGCCTTATGGCTCAGGACTACCACCACGGCGTGCGCGTCGTTGAGGTTAACGACGGCACCCGCCCTATCAGAACAGTAAGCACGGCAGTTGTCGGTCTTGTTTGTACCGGCGACGATGCCGATCCCGTGACTTTTCCACTTAATAAGCCAGTCCTGCTGACCGATGTACTGACGGCCAGTGGTAAAGCGGGCGAGTCCGGTACGCTGGCTCGTTCACTGGATGCGATTGCAGACCAGGCTAAACCCGTAACCGTTGTCGTGCGTGTGGCGCAGGGCGAAACCGAAGCGGAAACCACCTCCAATATTATTGGAGGCGTGAGCGCTGACGGTAAAAAAACAGGTATGAAAGCGCTGCTTTCGGCGCAGGCGCAGCTCGAGGTCAAGCCGCGCATTCTCGGTGTGCCGGGACATGACACGCAGGCTGTTGCTACAGAACTGCTGAGTGTGGCACAGAGTCTGCGTGGGTTTGCATATCTGTCCGCCTACGGATGCAAAACGGTGGAAGAAGCCATTGTCTATCGTGACAATTTCAGCCAGCGCGAGGGGATGCTGATCTGGCCTGACTTCATCAATTTTGACACTGTGCTGAATGCAGATGCGACGGCTTACGCCTCCGCCCGCGCGCTTGGACTGCGCGCAAAAATTGACGAACAGACCGGCTGGCACAAAACCCTGTCCAACGTGGGCGTGAACGGCGTCACCGGCATTTCCGCAGATGTGTTCTGGGATCTGCAGGACCCTGCAACCGATGCAGGACTGCTGAACCAGAATGACGTCACCACGCTTATCCGCAAAGACGGCTTTCGTTTCTGGGGTTCCCGTTGCCTCAGTGACGATCCGCTGTTTGCTTTTGAAAACTACACCCGCACAGCGCAGGTGCTGGCTGACACCATCGCAGAGGGGCACATGTGGGCAGTGGATAAACCACTTAACCCGTCACTGGCTCGCGACATCATCGAAGGTATCCGCGCCAAACTGCGCAGCCTGGTGAATCAGGGGTATCTCATCGGGGCTGACTGCTGGCTGGATGAGTCCGTGAACGATAAAGACTCCCTGAAAGCTGGAAAACTCACCATCGACTACGACTACACGCCGGTGCCACCGCTTGAAAACCTGATGCTGCGCCAGCGCATCACCGATCGCTATCTGGTGGATTTCGCCAGCCGCGTTGCTGCATAAGGGGAAATCATGGCTTTACCACGTAAGTTAAAACACCTGAACCTGTTCAACGACGGGAACAACTGGCAGGGGATTGTTGAGTCTCTGACCCTGCCGAAATTCACCCGCAAGTTTGAGAAGTATCGCGGTGGTGGCATGCCGGGCGCGGTGGATGTGGACATGGGGCTGGATGACGGCGCACTGGACACGGAATTTTCAATCGGCGGCACTGAGCTGCTGTTATTCAAGCAGATGGGCACTGCCACGGTGGACGGTATCCAGTTGCGTTTCACCGGCTCCATTCAGCGTGACGATACCGGCGAAGTGCAGGCTGTTGAGCTGGTTGTGCGCGGGCGTCATAAAGAAGTGGATTCCGGCGAGTGGAAAACCGGCGAGAGCAGCTCCACCAAAGTCAGCAGCACCAACAGCTACGCGAAGCTGACCATTAACGGTGAGGTGCTCTATGAGGTCGATCTGGTCAACATGGTTGAAATCGTTGACGGCGTGGACCTGATGGAAGCACACCGCAACGCCCTCGGCCTCTGATTAACCTTAACGGCGCGGGCAGCCGCGCCAGTATTTCATTAACAGGAAACGAACATGAGCGACAAGCTGACTGAAAGGACCGTGCAACTGGATACCCCGATCAAGCGCGGTAAAACTGAAATCACCGAAATTGTGCTGCGCAAACCGCAGTCCGGCGCACTGCGCGGGACACGCCTGCAGGCAATCATGGATATGGATGTGGGCGCGATGATGACCGTCATCCCGCGTATTTCCACCCCGACACTGACCGCGCAGGAAATGGCAGAACTGGACCCCGCCGATCTCACCGCGTTGTCGGTAGAGGTGGTGACTTTTTTGTTGAAGAAGTCGGTGCTTGCCGGTTTACCGACAGCCTGACGGTTGATGATCTGGTGGCAGACATTGCCACCATCTTTCACTGGTCGCCGTCCATCACTGACGTTATGCCGCTGACTGATGTGCTGGAGTGGCGGCACAAAGCAATTCAGAGAAGCGGGGCCAGCGATGAGTGACAATAACCTGCGTCTGCAGGTGATTCTGAATGCGGTTGATAAAATCACCCGTCCATTCCGGGCCGCGCAGACCAGCTCAAAAGAGCTGGCTGCCGCTATCCAGCAAAGCCGTACCCGACTGAAAGAATTAGATACGCAGGCGGGTAAGATTGACGGTTTCCGCAAAGCCAGTACGCAACTGGCTGTCACGGGCAACAGCCTGAAAGCCGCACGTGAAGAAGCGGCAAAACTCGCCACGCAGTTTTCCGCCACTAACCGCCCGACGGCGGCACAGGCCAGACTGCTTGAGCAGGCAAAAAGCCGTGTCACTGAGCTGCAGAGTAAATATAACGGGCTTCGCCAGTCAGTACAGCGTCAGCGTCTGGCGCTGAATGAAGCCGGGCTGGATACAAAGAAACTCAGCAGTGCGCAGCGGGAACTGCGACAGAATGCCGATGAAACAAGACAGGCGCTGGACCGTCAGCAGAAATCCCTGAAACATCTGGGTGAACAGCAGGCCAGAATGAATGCTGCCCGTGATCACTATTCCAGAAGTCTGGAAGTTCGGGATCGCATTGCCGGGGCAGGAGCGAGCACTACCGCCGTCGGGGTGGCAATGGGTGCGCCTGTGGTGGCTGCTGTTAAGAGCTATTCAAGCATTGAAGATGCCATGAAAGGTGTGGCAAAGCAGATGAATGGCCTGCGTGATGATAACGGCAACCGTACCAGACATTATTATGACATGCAGGATGCCATTAAGGCTGCCAGCGAAGATTTGCCGATGGAAAACGGTGCCATTGATTATGCCGCGCTGGTTGAGGGCGGCGCACGCATGGGCGTGACCAACCAGGACGATCCTTACGAGGACCAGAAACGTGACCTGCTGGCCTTTGCATCCACAGCGGCAAAAGCCGCAACGGCATTTGAGCTGCCCGCCGATGAACTGGCGGAAGGGCTGGGGAAAATCGCGCAGCTGTATAAGGTGCCAACCCGCAATATTGAACAACTGGGTGATGCACTGAACTACCTGGACGATAACGCCATGTCAAAGGGCGGAGATATTATCGACGTGCTGCAGCGTATGGGCGGCGTGGCTGATCGCCTGGACTATCGCAAAGCGGCAGCGCTTGGTTCCACATTCCTTTCACTTGGTGCCGCACCGGAAATAGCTGCCAGTGCCTCTAATGCTATGGTGCGTGAACTGTCCATTGCGACCATGCAGAGTAAGCGCTTCTTTGAGGGCATGGATCTGCTGAAACTTAACCCGGCAGAGATTGAAAAGCAGATGACCACCGATGCCATGGGCACTATTCAGCGCGTTCTGGAGAAGGTCAACAATCTGCCGCAGGATAAACGCCTGTCAGCGATGACGATGATTTTTGGCAAAGAGTTTGGCGATGATGCAGCAAAACTGGCTAACAACCTGCCGGAGCTGCAGCGCCAGCTGAAACTCACATCCGGCAGTAACGCAAACGGCTCCATGCAGAAAGAATCGGACATCAACAAAGATTCATTGTCAGCTCAGTGGTTGCTGGTTAAGACGGGCGCGCAAAACGCTTTCAGTAGTCTGGGCGAAACGCTGCGTGAGCCTCTGATGGCGATCATGGGAACGGTAAAGCAGGTCACGGGAATATTACGCCGCTGGGTTGAGGAAAACCCGAAGCTGGCAGGTGGCTTGCTGAAAGTTGTTGCGGGCATTGCCTCTGTTGCAGCGGTGCTGGGGACAATGATGCTGGCAGTGTCGGCGGTGCTTGGCCCTCTTGCATTGATGCGCCTGCAGTTCTCTGTCCTGGGTATCAAAGGAGGAAGCGCCTTTGGTCTGATCAGCAAGGCCATCGGCAGTGTCGGTAAGGGGATTATGTGGCTGGGCCGCCTGATGTTTGCAAACCCCATACTGGCTGTGATTGGCCTGATTGCGATGGGGGCAGTTTATATCTGGCAGAACTGGGACGCGCTGGGACCGAAGTTCAAAGCTATGTGGGATGCAGTTTGCGCTGCCACAACTGCTGCGTGGGAATGGATTAAACAGGCTGTCAGCAATGCCTGGGAAGGTATTAAATTTCTGTTCTTCAACTACACCCTGCCAGGGTTGATTGCCAAAAACTGGGACGCCATCAGGGCCGGAGTGTCTGAAGCATGGGCCAGTATCAGACAGGCCATCAGTGATAAATGGGCTGCCATTCTGGCAGACGTTGCCGCGCTCCCGGCAAAATTTCAGGACATGGGCAGCGCTATCATTGACGGTATTCTGAACGGGATTAATGCCAGATGGGAGGCGCTTAAAAGCAAACTGTCATCTGTCACTGAATACCTGCCAGACTGGATGACCGGAAATAATGCGTCGGGTAAAACGCAGGTGCAGGTAGTGGGTGGCGCTGCGTCAGTTCCTTTTTCGGGGATGTATGACAGTGGCGGCACCATCCCGCGCGGTCAGTTTGGCATCGTTGGGGAGAATGGGCCGGAAATTGTAAACGGCCCGGCAAATATAACCAGCCGGCGGCGCACTGCTGCACTGGCGTCCATGGTTGCCGGAGTTATGGGTGTGGCGGCAGTACCTGCAGAAGCGGCACCGCTTCATCCGTTCAGCCTTCCAGCCCGTGCATATCAGACGCAGTCTGTTAAGACCGACAGCCAGCCATCTGTTATCCGTTATGAAATCAACGCACCCATTCATATCGTTGCCCAGCCGGGACAGAGTGCACAGGATATTGCCCGCGAAGTGGCGCGGCAGCTCGACGAGCGTGAACGCAAGGCCAGAGCAAAAGCGCGCAGTAATTTCAGCGATCAAGGGGGATATGATTCATGATGATGGTGCTGGGGCTGTATGTATTTATGTTGCGCACCGTGCCGTATCAGGAGCTGCAGTATCAGCGCAGCTGGCGACACGCTGCGAACAATCGGGTGAACCGTCGTCCGTCAACGCAGTTCCTTGGGCCGGATAATGACTCGCTCACGCTATCTGGCGTACTGCTGCCGGAAGTCACCGGCGGCAGGCTGTCATTGCTGGCGCTGGAGTTGATGGCGGAGCAGGGCAAAGCCTGGCCTCTGATTGAAGGAAGTGGAACCATTTACGGTATGTTTGTGATTGAAAGTCTGAGCCAGACCAAAACGGAGTTTTTTGCAAGCGGCATGCCCAGACGCATTGAGTTTACGATTACCCTCAAACGGGTTGATGAGTCGCTGTCTGACTTGTTCGGGAGCCTGAGTGACCAGCTCAGCAACCTGCAGGATTCTGCAGCCTCTGCAATTGGGGGAATCAAAAACACAGTTGGAGGGTTGCTGCAGTGAACTTTAATTCTGAACTCCTGAACCTTAACAGCAAAAGCCCGGCTTTCAGTATTACCATTGAAGGTAAGGACGTGACAACCGCGCTGGATGCGCGCCTGATGAGTCTGACGCTGACCGATAACCGGGGTTTTGAAGCGGACCAGCTTGATCTGGAGCTGGACGACGCCGACGGGCAGATCGTTCTGCCGCGACGTGGTGCCGTTATTCAGCTGGCGCTGGGATGGAAGGGCCAGCCGCTTTTCCCTAAAGGGGCTTTTACCGTAGATGAAATTGAACACAGCGGTGCACCTGACCGGCTGACCATCCGGGCGCGTAGCGCAGATTTCCGTGAAACCCTCAATACACGGCGCGAAAAATCATGGCATCAGACAACGGTGGGGGAGGTGATAAAAGAAATCGCCGCCCGGCATAACCTCAAAATGGCGCTGGGTAAAGACCTGACGGATAAGACGCTGGAGCATCTGGACCAGACCAATGAAAGCGATGCCAGTTTCCTGATGAGGCTGGCACGCCAGTATGGGGCGATTGCTTCCGTGAAGGATGGAAATCTGTTGTTTATCCGGCAGGGGCAGGGAAGGACGGCGAGCGGTAAGCCGCTGCCGGTAATCACCATTGAGCGTAAGGCCGGTGACGGTCATCGTTTTACCCTGGCCGATCGTGGCGCGTATACGGGCGTTATTGCCAGTTGGCTGCATACCCGTGAACCAAAGAAGAAAGAAACAACGCAGGTAAAGCGACGTCGCAAGAAAACCACCACACCCAAAGAGCCGGAAGCAAAACAGGGTGATTATCTGGTGGGAACGGATGAAAACGTGCTGGTTCTTAATCGTACCTACGCCAACCGGAGCAATGCTGAGCGTGCGGCAAAAATGCAATGGGAACGCCTGCAGCGTGGTGTTGCGTCATTTTCTCTGCAGCTCGCTGAGGGGCGGGCCGATCTCTATACAGAAATGCCGGTGAAGGTGACGGGGTTTAAGCAGCCGATTGATGAGGCTGAGTGGACCATCACCACACTGACGCATAACGTCAGCCCGGATAGTGGGTTTACGACCAGTCTGGAGCTTGAGGTGAAAATAAATGAGTTCGAAATTGAATGATTAGTTCCAAATTGAGAACAATGATGTATCATTATTGCGAACTGGTTAATAATGAGGGCTGATTATTATGATGAATTGTCCTATGTGCGGGCAGGCCGCGCATACACGTAGTAGCTTTCAGGTTTCCAGTGAAACCAAAGAGCGATACAACCAGTGCACTAACATAGAATGTGGGCATACCTTCGTAACGCATGAAACGTTTGTCCGTTCAGTGTGCCGTCCACAAAAAATCAGCGCTGCACCACCTCATCCGAAAGGGATGCAGGAACAATTAGCTTACTGA